GGGGACGAATGGCGCAGTCTTTCACTACTTATGAGCTTTTTCTAAAGTAGGGTGGTGGTTCGTTGCAAAAAAGACCTTCTGAGCCGCTAAAGCGCCAGCCCGAATGGCTGAACATGCGCACGATGGCTGCAAGTCTGGGCATCAGCGTCAAGTCGTTTCAGGCATGGAATGTTGAGCCTGTCGCGCGCATCGGTCGCGAATCGTTCTTTGATGCTGCGTCAGTCCTGCGTAATCGTCTGGCCAAGCAGCAGGATCGCGCCAAAGCAGCAGCGCCAGAGCCATCACCAGACGCTCTCGACGCAGACCGCGAACGCACCCTGCTGACGCGCGTGCAGCGCGAGGGCCAGGAACTGAAAAACGCCCAACTGCGCCGAGAGCTGGCCCCGATCTCGCTGATCGAGTGGACGCTCGGCAAGGTTGGCAACCAGATCGGTGCGGTGCTCGACTCGATCCCGCTGAAGGTCAAGAAAGTAGTTCCGCGCCTGACCGCGGTTGAGGTCGAGCACATCAAGCGCGAGGTCGTGAAGGCGCAGAACGCCGCATCTCGCATCGCTGTGGACCTGGATGAGTATTACGACGAGCGAGACGCGCGAAGCGATAACTAGAGCCGTCCGCCGCGGCCTGCGCGCACTCGAACGACCGGAGCCGCTACGACTCAGCCAGTGGGCTGACGAGCACTTCTACCTCGTCGCGGAATCGAGCTACATCGAGGGCCGCTGGGAAACGCTGCCGCACCAGCGCGCCCCGATGGACTGCATCAGCAATGACGACATCCGAATCGTCACGCTGCGCAAGTCTGCCCGCGTCGGCTACACGAAGATCATCGTCGCTGCGGTCGGTTACTTCGCCGAGCACAAGAAACGAAACCAGCTGATCTATCAGCCGGTTGATCAGGATGCTGAGGATTTCGTCAAGGACGAGATCGACCCAATGCTCCGCGACGTGGTCGCGGTGCAGCGCGTGTTCCCGTACTTCGGCATGAAGTCGAAGAACAACACGCTGCAGAAGAAGGTGTTCGTCGGCAGCACGCTGGACGTCCGCGGCGCCCGCGCTGCGAAGAACTTCCGGCGCTTGTCGAAGGACGTCGTCTACTACGACGAGCTCGACGGCTGCGAGCCTGACGTCGAGAACGAGGGCGATCCGCTGACGCTTGGGGATCGGCGTATCGAAGGGTCGACGTTCCCGAAGTCGGTGCGCGGCAGTACGCCGGGCATCGCCGGCGCGTCGATGATCGCGAAAGCGGAGGAGTCGGCGGATCTGCGGTTCGCCTGGCACTTTGAGTGCCCGCACTGCCAGCACTGGCAGCGGATGGTGTGGGGCGGCCCGCAGTGCAAGTTCGGGTTCAAGTGGATCGGTGGAGACGCGCACAGCGCGGCCTATTGCTGCGAGTCGTGCGCCTCGCTGATCACGTTCGAGGAGTATGTCGCCGGCCCGTATCAGACCGGTCGCTACGCTGCGCCATGCGGCACCTGGATCGACAACGACGGGCATTTCCACGCCGCGAGCGGGGAGATCATCCCGCCGCCAGAGCATGTCGCGTTCCACATGTGGTCCGGCATGGCCGGGCAGACGCCATGGTGGCGCATTGTTGACGAGTTCTTGAAGGCGACCAAGGCGCACAAGGAAAGGCGCGACAACACGAAGCTGAAGGGCTTCGTGACGCTGACGCTTGGCGAGCCGTGGGAAGAAGAAGTCGGCGAGCGCACCGACAGCCACGCGCTACAGATGCGCCGCGAGCACTACCGCGCAGAGGTACCGGAGGGCGGGTTGATCCTGGTCGCCGGCATCGACACACAAGACGACCGGTTCGAGCTCCAGATAGATGCCTACGGCATCGGCGAGGAGCGCTGGTCGGTTGATTACATCCGCCTGTTCGGAGACCCGAGCCGGCCGCTGATCTGGGACAAGCTTGCCGAGCAGTTGCGGCGCGGATTCACGCGCGCAGACGGCACCGTGCTGCACCTGACGCTTGCGTGCCAGGACCACGGCGGCCACTACTCGGACGAGGTGAACGCCTTCAGCCGCCGCATGGGCGTCCGCTTCTTGATCCCGGTGAAGGGGTCGAACGAAGGCGGGCAGCCGGTAGCGTTGATGCCGCGCGAGCTGAACGCAAAGGGCGTGTACCTAACCCGAGTGGGCACGGACACGGCGAAGTCGCTGCTGAACCAGCGCTACAAGATCACGACGCCCGGCGCCGGCTACGTGCACTGGCCGGTGAGCGAGGCGTTCGATTCGGCCTACTTCGAGCAGGTCACTGCCGAAGAGATGTTGACGACCTGGCGCAACGGCGTCCGGGTCACGAAATGGGACGCCAAGGGGCGGCGAAACGAGGCTACCGACTGCAGCGTGTACTCGCTGGCAGCTGTACGCATCGCGCAGCAGAACCTCGGCATACAGCTCGTCAGCCAGTCGCTGGCGATGGCACGAACAGCGGCGCCCCGGAAGCTCCGGCGCGCGCAAAGCAACTACATCAGGGGACGCTGAATGGGATTCACGACGCAACAGTTGACCGAGCTGGAGGCGCGCATCGCCAGCGCCGAGCGCTCCGTCAGCGAGGGCGATATCACGGTCGTGAGCCAGAACCTTGCCGACATGATCCGCCTGCGCGACAAGATGAAGGCGGAGATTGACGCGGCTAGCACCACGGCACCGCGTCAGCGTCGGACCTTCCGCATGTACCAGTCGGGTCGCGGCCAGTGAGCGAACAGCCCTACGCCGCAGCCGGGCAAGGTCGGCGGCTACGGACATTCCGCACGTCGCTCGCGGGTCCGAATGCTGCGAACGGCGGCATCACCACGATCATCGGCCGCGCGCGCCATGCGGTGCGCAACGATCCATGGGCCGGTACCGCGATCGACAAGCTGGTGTCGAACGGCATCGGTACCGGCATCCAGTCCAAGCAGGTCTGGGGCACGAAGGAATTCAGGAAGGCGGTCGACAAGCTCTGGAAGAGATGGGCGAAGTACGCCGACGCCGACGGTGTGCTCGACTGGTACGGCCTGCAGGCGCTGATCTGGCGCGAGTGGGACGAAGGCGGCGAGTGTTTCATCCGCGTGCGCAACCGTCGCCGCGAGGATGGCCTTCCGGTGCCGCTGCAGCTCCAGGTGATCGAGGCCGAGCAATGCCCCGCGAACCACTGGACCACTGCGCCGAACGGCAACCGCATCAAGGCCGGGATCGAATTCGACAAGATCGGCCGGCGCGTCGCGTACTGGATGTATCGAGAGCATCCGGGTGAGCAGCAAACCGAGGTCAACGGTGGCGAGCTAACCCGCATCCCGGCCGATCAGATCCTGCACGTCTACGAACCACTGCGCGGCGGCCAGATTCGCGGCATCCCGCGGTCTACGTCGGTGCTGCTGCGCATGCACGGGCTCGACCGCCTGGACGACGCCGTGCTCGAGCGCCAGAACATGGCGAACCTGTTCGGCGGCTTCTACATCACCAAGCCAGGCGCGGGGACAATCGGCACCGTCGGCCCGACAATGGTCGACGATCTGACCAAGAACGACGCCGGCACGCAGGAAAAAGACGAGGATCAAACGCCGCTCGCCGGCCTTGAGCCTGGCACGTGGCAAGAGTTGCCCGAGGGGATGGAGGTCCAGTTCTCGGACCCGCCCGGCGCTGGCGACACCTACCCCGATTACCTGCGCGCGCAGCTGATGGCGATCGCCGCGCGCCACGGCGTGCCCTACGAGGTGCTGACCGGCGACCTGCGCGACGTTTCCGACCGCGCGCTGCGTCTGGTCCTGAACGAATTCCGCCGCACCATCGAAATGCGGCAATGGCTGTTCCTGATCCCGCAGCTTCTGCAGCGCGTGCGCGAGCGATTCATGGACGCGGCAGTGCTCGACGGGTCAATCGTGGTCGCCGGCTATGCCGAGATCCGCGACGAGGTTGTGGATGCGCTGCATGTGCCGCAGGGCTGGCCGTATTCGCACCCAGTCCAAGATGTCGACGCCGATCTGAAGGCTATCCGCGGCGGCCTCTCGTCGCGAACCAAGGTCAACCTCGGCAACGGCGAGGATGCCGAGGAAATCGACGCCGAACAGGTGGCCGACAACGAGCGCGCTGATGCGCTCGGGCTGAAATACGACTCCGATGGTCGACAGACCAAGGGCGCGACAGCGGCGCAGCCGCAGCAACCGCAACAGGACGCAAACCAATGAACCCGATCACCGCGCTGACGCGCTTGCTTCGCCGTGGCACCAAGAGCCCGGTTGCAACCCAGCTCTTTTCGCACGCGATCGGCCAGCCGCTGATGGTCCACCCGGTCATTGGCGAGCAGCTGATCGGCGCCTACCTGCATGGCGCAATCGATGCGCGCCCGCCGACGCTCTCCATCGGCGACTTGGTGCCCGAATCGAAAGACCCGATGGGCGTGGTAACGCCTGCCCGACGCGTCGCAGTGCTGAACGTCTCCGGCGGCCTCGTCAATCGGTTCGAGCCCGGCGAGTGCGACCCCGGCCCGCTCAGCTACGAAATGCTGCGCAAGGCGTTTGACATGGCGATGGCCGATCCCACGGTCGAGGCCATCGTGCACCGCCTGGAGTCGCCCGGCGGCATGGGCTCTGGCCTGTTCGACTACACCGATCACGTGTTTGCGAGCCGCGGCAAGAAGCCGATCTATGCCGCGATCGACGATTACGCCTATTCGGCTGCGTTCGCCATTGCCGCAGCCTGCGATGAGATCTGGATCACGCGCACCGGTGGCGCTGGTTCGGTCGGCGTCATCGCCTACCACTACGACCAGAGTGCGTGGGACGCCAAGGTCGGGCTCAAGGTCAACGCGATCTACGCCGGCGCCCATAAGAACGACTTCAGCCCACACGCGCCGATGTCGGACGAAATGCGCACCTGGTTGCAGAGTCGCATGGACACGATGCGCACTATGTTCGCACAGTCCGTCGCGGACTACCGTGACATGGATTTCGCCGCTGTGGTCGCAACCGAGGCGCAGGTTTACCAGGGTGTCGAGGCAATCGCGGTCGGGTTCGCCGACAAGCTCGGCACCTACAGCGACCTGATGGCTCACCTCGTCGCCGGCGATACGGCGACGCCTGATGCGCCAGGAGCCCCCGACGCTCCGGCGCAGAGCGAAAGCATGACGGTCAATGCCGATGCGCTCGCCGCGCTCTCTTCGGCCCTGGAAATTCCAGGCACCGTCGAACTGGCACTCACGCCAGAAGATCGCGCCAAGATGGACCGCGCCGAGGTTGCCGACGCAGTGATGGCTGCCGGCCTCTCGCCGTCGCTGGCGATGGCGCTGCTGTCGCCGGCCGCTGCTGTCACACCGAGCACCGCTGCCGCGCGCATCGTGCACGCCAAGGCGCTTGCTGACCTTTGCGCCGCCGCCGGCCTGCCCGACGTGGCAGCCGATTACGCCACCAAGAACACCGACATCGAGACCGCTCGCGCGCAGTTGCAGGCAGTGCGCGCCGAGGATGGTCCGGAGTTGTCGACCTCTCACCCGCCGGCCAACGCCACCAGCACCAAATCCCCGCCACTCTCCGGCAGTGCCGGCGTGAGTGGTAATTCCATCCGTAGCCGCCACCGTAATGCCGCAGCGGGGCCCGGCTTGAAACTGCGGCAGTAACCAGGAGTACATCAATGGCTCTCACCGAGACCACTCACGCCGGCGGCTTCATCATTTCCGAGGCCAATGGCAACCGCAGCCGTGAAAACGGCACCCTCAACTCTGGCCAGAACTGCGTCGCTGGCGAAGTGCTCGGCCGCATTATGACGGCGGCCGGCGCCAAGATCAGCGGCACTGGGGATGGCGCCATCGGCGCCGTCACGATTGGCCCGGCCGCGCAGGTCGGAACCTACGTCCTGATCGGCATCGCCGAATCCGCCAACGCCGGCACGTTCAGCGTGACCGCGCCGGACGGCTCGGCACTACCGAACCTGACCGTCGCCGCTGCCTACAGCAGCCAGCACATCAACCTGACTGTTGCCGACGGCGCGAACGATTGGGACATCGCCGATGTGATCCATGTCACCGTGACCGGCGGCGATTACGAGGCACTGGACCCGGCGGCCACGACCGGCGAGCAGACCGCTTGCGCGATCCTGTACGACGGTGTTGATGCCAGCAGCGCCGATGCTGCATGCGTCGTCGTTGCTCGCGATGCCGTCGTGAATGGCGGCGAGCTGACCTGGCCGTCCGGCATCTCCGACGCCAATAAGGCGCTGGCAATCTCTCGCCTTGCCGCTCGCGGCATCTTGATCCGGTAACTCCGGAAGCCAAACCAACCAAGCCACCAGTAGACGGCCCGCCCAGAGCGGGCCTTCTCATTTCTGGAGTTACGCAAATGCCCAGCTTGAATGTGTTCACCCAGGACGCCTTTAGCGTGCTGTCCCTCACCGACTCGATCAACAAGATCCCGTTCGTGCCCGGCCGCGCAGGCCAGCTGATCGATTGGCAGCCGCGCGGAGTCTCGACGACCGTCGTCATGATTGAAGAGCGCGGCGGCGTGCTGACGATGATCAACCCAACCGGACGCGGCGGCCCCGGCACGACCGTCGACAAGCGCAAAAGCACCGCCCGCCCCCTGACTGTTCCGCACTACGAGATCGACGATTTCATCAACGCCGACGAAGTGCAGAACATCCGCGCCTTCGGGTCCGAGTCCGATGTCATGAGCGTCCAACAGCTGGTGAATGAGCGACTGGAAGACCATGCGCTCGCGATGGACCCGACGCTCGAATACCAGCGTGTAGGTGCCCTGACGGGCATCATTCTCAATGCGGACGGATCGACGCTCTACAACTTGTTCACCGAGTTTGGAGTGTCGCAGGAAACCGAGGTCGACTTTGATCTCGACAACGCGAGCCCCGCATCTGGCGCCTTGCGCAAAGCGTGTGCGGCAGCTGCCCGCAAGGTCGCCGACAATCTCGGCGGCGTCCCCTACGTCGGCATCCATGCCTTCTGCGGCGATGCCTTCTTCGACGACTTGCTTGCGCACACCGAAGTCCGCGCCAGCTACGCCGGTACCGAAATGGCTAAGATCCTGCGCGATGGATACGTCTACCCGAACGGCGACAAGATCTACGGCGCCTTCGAATTCGGCGGCATCGTTTGGGAGAACTACCGCGGCAAGAATGGCGCATCGGCAATGGTCAACACCGACAAGTGCCATATCTTCCCCGTCGGTGTTCCGGGCCTGTACCGCACCGTCTACGCGCCAGCCGACTGGGTCGACACCGTGAACACGCTTGGCCTGCCGCGATACTCGCGCCAGTACCTCTCGCACAACGGCAAGGGCGTGCACCTGGAATCGCAGGCGAACGCGCTTTCTTACTGCACTCGCCCGAAGTCGCTCCTCAAGGGCAAGCGCACCTAAGCCATGTCCCGCCGCTCCGACATCGCCGGTCGCGTATTCAGTCGCCTGAGCGCGGCCGGCCTTGCCGAGGCATCAACCCTGCAGCGCAAAAACACCGTGGCCGAAATCCCGGTCACGGTTGTTCTGAGGCGCTCGGTTGAGCGCGTTGGTACTGACGGTCAGATCTACTTGCAGACCGAAATCACTGGCCAGGTGTCCGAGCTTGGCACCGTCGACCGCGGCGACCGCTTCACCGTCGATGGTGAGCGCTGGATCGTCGACGCGCCGAGCAAGCGCAGCAACTACACCGTGACAGCAACCGTCATCCCAGATCGCCCATAGCACCACCCACCAATTTCCACAGAAGGGCCGCCATTGCGCGGCCCTTTTCGTTTCTACGCGCGGCCCACATCGGCCGATGTGTCCAGGGGAAACCTCCCGATAACCCTGGGTGGCCGCGCTCCTATATGGGAGTAGCGAGGATCAAATGAACATCGTTCCGCAAGAGTTTGTGGCTGTGGTCAGCGGCGCGCCCATGACCGATACGCACGCTGTTGCAAGGCATTTTGACAAGCCGCACAAGAACGTGATCCGCGACGTACGAACGCTGGTCAATCAGCTCCCTGAATCTGCAAAGCTCAATTTTGAGCTTTGCTATGAAATCAGCACGTTACAGAACGGGAAGCGGCAGCCGTTCTACCGGATGACCAAAGACGCCTTCATGTTGCTCGCAATGGGATTCACCGGCGCGAAGGCGCTGGCGATGAAGCTCGCTTTCATCGAAGCCTTCAACCGCATGGCTGAGTTCATCCGGACTCAGGCCGCCGAGCAATGGCAGCGCCATGTGGAGGCAATCGAAAGGAGGGCGGCAGAAACCGCGATTGCGTCGATGCACGGGCGCGGGCTCGCTCGGTTCGGGCGGATCAAGCCTGACCTGTATCTGCAGGTTGAGCGGTCGAGGCCGTATCAGTTCGCGCTGGCGTTCGGGCCATGACCACCCCAGCCGCCCCCGAAACCTGGACCCTGATCGAAGCCGTCGCCGAACGCCTGCGCGCGATCAAGATTGCCGACGGCTACTACACCGACGCCGGGCTTGATGTAGTGACAGAAACTGTCGACCACAAAGACGAGCCAGACGCGCCACAGTCCACCGTGTTCATCGATGGGTCGATCGACGTCAAACAAGAGACGCGCAAATGGACCGACGTGGAAGTCCCCGTCGTCGCGCAGATCCGCATCCCAATTTCCGCGCAGCGTGCCCAGCAGATGGCGCACGGTGCTGCTGCTGATGTTCGCCGCGCACTGAACCCATCGTCAGGGCAAATCAGCCCCGACGAGTTCAAGGCCGTCATTGAATCGATAGACATCGTGCCGCGCCCATTTGGCGCCGCCGTGATCGTTGTGCAGGCCGTGTTGCGGGCAAGCCTGCGCATCTACAAGCCCGCCTGACCAGCACTCAATTCCACCCCTGAAACCTCGCCACTGAGCGGGGTTTCGTCGTTTATGGAGTCTCGAAAATGGCACTCACTGACAACCTACTGAAATTCGAAGGCTCCGTTTCCGTGGGGCCGATCGTCGATGGCGAATTCCTTGGCTACTACAAGGACGCGGCCGGCAACCCGCTGACCATCGAATGCAATCTGTTCGAGATCTCGCGCGCTGACGGTGACGTCCAGGAGCTGAAATCCAAGCAGCGCGGCCGGTACGACCAGACGATCTACTCGGAAACTGCCGCCGGCACGTCCAGTCTGAAGCTCGAATTCCTGGAGGCGCCAGCCGACATCTTCGCGCTGATGTTCGCCGGCACCAATCAGGCTCTGTCGCAGAGCGCTGGCGCCGTGACCGATCAGGAAGTGACCGTCACCGCAAAGGAGAAGTGGCTGCCGCTGCCGCATCGCTTCTTGAATGACGCCGTTGCGGCGGTGATCAAGAACGAGGGCAAGACGGTCACGTACGTGGTAACTACCGATTACGTGATCGACTACCGCCTCGGCCTGATCAAGATCGCCACCGGATCGGCCATCGTTGTTGGCGACGTCATCAACTGCGCCTACACCACGCTGGCAAAGACCGGCATCACCACCCGCGGCGAAACCAACCTGTCTGGCTCCTACGGCATCCTGCTGGACGGCAAGAACCGGTTCACGACCAAGGACACCATTGTCGAGGTCTACGAGGCTCAGCTGAAGAGCACTGAGGCCGTTGATCTGCTGTCGTCTGAGCTGATCAAGGCCACGCTTGAGGGCGTGATGATCACGCCGACCGGCAAGAACGAGCCCTACACCGTCACGGTCTACTCGGCCTGATAGCGTGGCTCGCAACGCGACGATGACGGTCGACTTTTCCGGGCTCGCCCGGCAGGTCGACCGTCTGTCAAAACTGGATGCAGCGGCGCTCGCTCGCGTAGAGCAGCGCACGCTGTCAACGCTATCGCGTCGCCTGCCCGTAGAGGCGGCGCGATTGGCGTCTGAGCAGATCCTCGCGCTGCCGCGCGCGAAGATCCGGTCCGGCCTAAGCGCCACGCAAGGCGGTCCTGCCGGCGCCCGCAGCGTCTCCCTGATTGGCTCGCGCGCGCGCATCAAGCTCAAAGAGTTTGGCGCGAAGTACGGCGGCCGCAAGACTCCTGGCGCCACCGCCACCCTGTACCGTGATCGCGGCGTGCAACTGTTCCAGGGCACGTTTGCGATCAAAGGCCGCGGCGCCAAGGGTGGCATTTTCCAGCGCATCCCGGACGTCTCCCGCCTGCCTATTGTTGAGCGCTCGGGCCCGTCCGTGTATCGGGCTATCGCCGACGGCAAGCACGGCGACATCAAGCCAGAGTTGCGCGATATGTCCGTCGGCGTGCTGCGCACGGAAACTCAGCGTCTGCTAAAAGTGGAGCTGCGCTGATGGCTAGCCAGACCACAGAAGAAATCCTGAAATTCGTTGTCCAGGCCACTGGCAATGAATCGCTGACGCCAATCGTCCGCAGCATTCTTGATCTCAGCGGCAACAGCGCTGAGGCCGAGAAGGCGGTGGGCGATCTGCTGACGCAAATGGCCGACAGCCAGAAGCTGACGACCACGCTTGAGCAATACCGCAAAGTTGGCGCGTCCGTCCTGGACCTGTCCAAGCAGTACGATGCGGCAAAGCTCAGAGTTGCCGAACTCGGCAAGAGCCTGAGCGCGACCGACGAACCGACGAAGAAACAACAGCAAGAGTTCGAGCGCGCGCGCACTGCGCTGGCCAAGCTCGGCACCCAATACGATAGCCAGCTCGAAAAGCTGCGCGGCTACAAAACCGAGCTGTCTGCTGCCGGCGTAGTAACCAACAGCTTTGGGCGTGCCCAGCAGCAGGTCAAGGATCAGGTCGGCGCGGCCACTGGCGCACTACTCGCGCTGGAAACGCAGGCCAAGGCAGCGAAAGAGGCGCAGGCAGCCCTCGCGGCCTCTGCCGTGGCAGCAGCAAACGCGGAAGCCGCGGCGGCGAAAAAGGTGGCGGATGCGCAAGCCGCCCTCGCCGCCCGCCTAGCTGATGGCGACGAGCAATTCCGCCGCCAGGCCCAAGCCAGCGCATCGGCCCGTGACGCGCTGGAAAAGGTACGCGCCAAGACCGCGGAAACCGCCCAAGCGCAGGCCGATGCCGCGAGCAGGTCCGGCATCCTCGGCAGCGCCTGGACCAAGCTGGCGGCGATCGGCGCCACGCTGGTCGGCTATCTGTCGATCACATCGGCAGTCACCGGCATCAAGAACCTTCTCGGCCTGGCCGACGCCAGCGAGAAGACGCGCATCCGCCTGGCCGCGCTGTATGGCGGCGCGGAAGCCGGCAATGCCGCCTTTGCCAAGCTGCGCGAAATCAGCCAGGCCAACGGGACCGAGTTTGCCGCCACTGCCGAGGCTGCGACGCGCCTCAAGTCGTTTGGCATCGATCCGCTTAACGGCAGCCTGCAGGCGCTGATCGATCAAAACGCGCGGCTGGGCGGCAGTCAGGAAACCCTGCAGGGCATCATCCTGGCCGTCGGACAAGCGTGGAGCAAACAAAAGCTCCAGGGCGAAGAAATCCTGCAGCTCGTCGAACGCGGCGTGCCGGTCTGGGACTTGCTTAGCAAGGCCACCGGCAAAAACGTGCAGGAGCTGCAAAAGCTCAGCGAAGCCGGAAAGCTCGGCCGCACCGAAATCAGCGCCCTAGTGCAAGAGATCGGCCGCAGCGCACAGGGCGCCGCCGCGCAGAGCCTGGGCACCTTTGGCGGCTTGATCGTCCAGCTGCGCGACAAGTGGCAGCAGTTCATGCAGTCCGTTGCCGATGTCGGCGTGCTGGATTTCGCCAAACAGCAGCTGACCGGGCTGATTGATGAAGCCAAGCGGCTGGCGGCTGATGGCACGCTCACGCAGTGGGCCAAGTCCACCGCCGATGGCATCAAGACGGTCACCGGCATCATTACGGGCGGCATCAAAGCGGCCTACGACTACAGCGGCGCAATCATCGCGCTGAGCAAAGCCTACGCGACCATCAAGGTTTCGCAGCTGACGGCTGAACTGGGTTTGTTGATCGTCAAGAAATTGGCAGACGTAGCGGCAACAAATGCCCAGACAGCAGCCACCGCCGCACAGGCCGGCGCGCTTGGCGGCCTGGGTGCGGCTGCCGCACGCATCCCAACCGCCGTGAAGATCGGTGTGGCGCTGGTCGGCGCCGAACTGGCGATTGAGTCGCTCGGCAACCTCGTCAGTGCCTACGAGCAACTGCGCGAGGCGCAGGCCCGGCTGAATATCGAACGCAGCCAGCTGGGCGAAGCCGAGGCCAAGCTCGCGGCACAGATCGACGTGCTCAAGGCCAAGTACGTCGACTACGCGAACGTAGCGATCAAGAGCAGCCAGGATCTCGCCAAGCTCAGCGGCGACCAGTCCGATGCCTACGTCCAGCAGTTGCAGAACGCCCAGCGCTACTACCGCGCCATCGCGGTTGAGGCGAAAAACGCTAACGACGTGGCCGGGTTCCAGGATGCTCGGCAAAAGCTGGTCGAGCTGCAGGCGGAATTGGAGCGCGTACAGGCCGGCATCCGCGCCATTGCATCGGCTACCACCGTAGTGCAGCCGGAGATCAACGCATTCGCCCAATCGTTGGTCGCGTCGTTCCAGACCGCGTACAAAGAGGGCAAGAACGCCGCGACGATCATCCGCGAAGAGTTCGGCAAGATCGATGTGACCACGGTCAAGGGGTTGACCGATGCCATCGAGGCCATTCGCGCGATCGGCAATGTCAGCACCGAAGCCGGCGTAGCGCTGGAGAAGGATCTGCGCGAACGCCTGCGCGGCCTGAGCGAGACCGATCTGGCCCGTGTGCGCGAGGTCGCTGAGGCCACGTTTGCCGCCGGCAGCGAGCAAGCCAAGGCATTCGGCAGGGCTATCGAGAGCATCAATCTGGATCGCCTCGGCGTCGATCTGACGGCGATCAAAACAGGATTCAGCAGCGCGGGCGGCGCAGCGGTTGCCGCATTCAAGGGCGCCATCGAAGAGGTCGACAAGCTCGGCCTGACCGCCGAGCAACAGTCGGTGGCCATCGCTCGCGCATTCGACGGGGCGTTCGCCAAGGCCGGCACACGTCCGGAACTCGAAGCCCTGCGCGACCAACTCAATAGCGCATTCAGCGACGGCAAGATCAGCGCATCGGACTATGCCCAGCGCCTCGCCGAGCTGAACGCCAAGCTCGAAGAACTGGCCAACAAGAGCAAGCCAGCCGCGCAAAACACGCGCGACGTGTCCAGCGCCATGCGCGATGCCGGCGACGCCGCCAAGACTGCCGGCGAAGAAGTCGGCGGCGCAGCAAAGGAGGTCGAGAATTTCGGCAGTGCTGCAGCGGCGGCTGAGTTCAACCTCGGCAATATGTCGGAGGCGTTCTTCAAATCCACGACAGCCGCCGCCAGCGCGCAGAAGTCCTACCGGTTCTATCTCGACGAGCTGAACGCCGGTACCGCCAAGTACAAAGACCAGAATGTTGCCTTTGAACGCAGGCTCGCGCTGATCGACGAAGAAATCGCGAAGTACGACCCGTTGCAGCAAGAGCTGAAAAAGTTGCGCGCGGAATACGACACGCTGAGCGACGATGCATTGCTGCGCCTGCTAGACCGGCAGAAGAAGCTGACCGAAGAAAAGCGGCGCGCTACGGAGCAAACGCAGGCAGAAACAGCGGCACAGCGTGAGTTGCGCGCCGAGCTTGACGCAACATCGCAAGCCTCCACCGGCGGCGCCTTCTCCTACGAACGCCGCGTGGCCGTAGACGTCAACGTCCGCGCCGACGCCAGTGCGGGCGCCGGGACGCTGAGTGAGTCCGCGCTTTCGCAGATCGCCTCAAAGGTAGCGCCGGCCGTCACCCGCGCCGTGCTGGACGAAATCGAGCGCGATCGCCGCGCGACGGGGACGCGCTGATGTACACCACCCTGACCCGCGGCGCCACGACGATCAATCTGCCGGAGGATATTCAGTGGGTAGACGAATTCCTGCCGTGGAAGGTCCAACAGGTGACCGAATACAGCCTCACCGGGGCGCTGATCGTTCATGAGTCCGCCAAGCTGGCCGGCCGCCCGATCACGCTGCAAAGCGGTAGCGATTTCGCGTGGGTTACCCGCGAAACGGTCGACGCCCTGCGCGCACTGGAAGAAGTGGCCGGCGCCGCAAACATGACGCTGAGCGTCCCGACGTACCCGAGCGGCACGCGGGACTTCACGGTGCGCTTTCGCCGCGATCAAGCGCCGATCGAGGCCGCGCAACTCAAGCATCGGACGCCACCGGCGCCGACTGACTACTACAGCCTCGTGCTGCGATTGATGCAGGTGACCGGATGACCGTTGATCGCGACATCGTAATCGTCCAGGGCCAGACCTGGACCGAGTTTTTCGAGGCGCCGGACCTGGTTGAAGCCGGCCACGGTCTGCGCATGCATATCCGCGAATACATGGGCGCCACGTTGATCCGCGCCGGCCTGGCGCACGACAACGCGCCCAACGCGCGCCTGTCGTTTGTCGACGGCGGCGTGCAAGCAAACCTGGGCGCCAGTCTCAGCACCGCGTGGGATCTGGGCACGCACAGCGTCCGGCGCTGGGTCTACTCGATCGAGTATTACGCGCTGGCCGATATCGACCAGGTGCGCGTGCTGTATGCCGGCGCGTGCATCGTCAAATCGACCGCGACCGACGAAAACAGCGTCACCGCATCCGAGCCCGTCCCGAACTCGGCGCTAACCTGCGTGCGCTACGACATCGAACAAGCGCTGACAGACGAGCAAAAGGACCGCGCGTGTGCGAATTCTGGCGCCGTGCGCATCGGCACGGGCGGGGTTGGTGGCGCAACTGGCGCTACAGGTCCGACCGGACCAACTGGCCCAGCGGGCGCCACGGGCGCCACGGGCGCAACGGGCGCAACGGGCGCCACCGGCAGCGCTGGCGCAACCGGAGCGACTGGACCGACAGGCGCAACAGGCGCGACCGGATCAAACGGCAGCAATGGTGCGGCGGGCGCTACTGGAGCCACCGGGCCCACGGGTGCGACTGGGGCGACCGGCAGCAACGGCACCAACGGCGCAGATGGGGCGACCGGCGCGACCGGACCCGCTGGGCCTACGGGTGCGACGGGGCCGCAGGGGCCGGCTGGGCCTACAGGCAGCAACGGTACAAACGGCGCGACCGGGGCAGCGGGCGCCGCAGGGGCTACCGGGCCGCAGGGGCCAGCAGGCCCGACCGGGGCGAATGGGGCGAATGGTGCCACTGGGGCGCAGGGGCCCACGGGCGCAAATGGCGCCACTGGTGCGACTGGACCGGGCGGCTTGTATTGGGCGGAAGCGCAGTCGACCGCCGCGCCGAATGTAACGGTTACGGTGTCTTCATTCACACCAGTCAGCAGCGAGGCAAATGCCGATGCGGCTATTCAACCGTTGGGCACGGGCGCGGTCTTAGCCGACATACCGGATTCCACTGCAGCCGGTGGCAACAAGAGAGGCGCCAACGCCGTCGATTGGCAAACATTGCGGGCATTGGCAAATCAAGTTGCGTCTGGCACCGCTTCCGTAGTCGGCGGCGGCGATCAAAACAAGGCAACCTCGCCGTGGGCAGTATCGAGCGGCGGCATCCAGAACACCGCAAGCGGCTATTACTCGACCGTAGCTGGCGGGTACATCAATATCGCAGCCGGCACGGCAGCGTTCGTCGGCGGCGGCTGGCAAAACCAAGCGAGCGGCGAAGATTCCTGGATCCCAGGCGGGTACTACGGCAACACTCGCGGATTGCGAGGCGCTCGTGCGTGGGCAAATGGAATGCGCGCAGCGGCGGGCGACCGGCAATACATCGGACAAGTGCAGAGCCGCGTAACCACTGACGCCACTGCAGCGGCTCTTACCGTCGACGCGGCTGCTCCTGGTGCAGCCAATTGCATGGCGCTTCCGAACAACAGCGGCGGGCAATTCACGGCGCGTGTCGTTGCCTATAGCGGAGGCAATGTTGGCGGGTGGGAAATTGTCGGCACGGTTAAGCGTGGCGCCAATGCCGCATCTACCGCAATCGTCGGATCAACAACAATCCGCACACTCGGCGTCGATGCTGCGCTATCGACGGCGGTCGTTGATGTGGTTGCAGATACGACAAACGGCGCACCGGTGATTCAAGTCACCGGTATCGCTGCCACAACTATCTATTGGACCGGCGACCTGTCGCTGATTCAGGGGGCGTGATGCCAATCGTATTGAGTAACCCGATATCCGGGCCAGTGGTCACGCGCAAAGAGCTGACCGCATTTTCGGTTGATCTCCAGGGCGGCCTGCTGTCGCTGACATTCGCAGACTTGACGGATGGCGGGCAGCGAGTATGCCAATCGTCGGTTGCTTGTGCATTGCATGCGCCTGATGGGACGCCGCTGTTCACCGGCGCCGAGTACGCGTCGATCAAGGCGGCCGTCTATCGCATCGCTATCGCAAGCGGTGCCGTCGATGGGGCGGTTGTATGACGATCTCCAGCACCGACCTAAAACTGAAAAAGCCCGAGCGCCTGACCGATTTGGCAGACGGAGGCGGCCGGCAAACGTCGGTCGAAATCGTTGATGGCGACCTGAACAATCTGTTCCAGGATATTTCCCGCCTGGATCGAGTGACCGGCCGCGCCAGTTTGCGCAAAGCGTTTTTCCACGTCGACACCGGCAACGTGGACACGCTGCTGGGCGCTCATGTGATACTGACCGATCCGCCGAACGACGATTACACCTTTGTCAGTGTGTTTGCCACGGGTGACCCGGTAGACGAGCGCCTGGCTGCGCAGAATCGCGTCGAGAGCTACGTGATCAGCGGGCCCGAGTCGCAGTTGTACCTCTACGGCAATCACATCACCGGCCAGCGCCTCGTGCGGTTCTACTGCCGGCAGGAGATCCCGAGTCCGGATCAAGGCGATGTGCTGTTGCTGTCGACCGAGCAGAGCGGCTACGCGGCCGATCAGCAATACGTCCGAATCGAATCTGTCGACGCGCGGGTTACGACGACGTTCAATGACGATGGCGGGGATTTTCAGCGAGACGTATTGATCTGCACGATCAGCGCCGCGCTGCGGTTCGATTTCTACGGCCTGGACACCCCTGCTCGCCGATCCAGCGTCAAGCCGCCCACGCGCGTGCGCTTCACGCAGGTGGCCGACGCGGCGCGCTACTACAGCGTGCAACCGCTGGAAGCGGCGGCAGAGATCGGCGATCTGATGGTATCGGTCGCCAGTCCCTACATTCCACTCGTGCCGACGAACACCGCGGCGTCTGCGCTCGTCGATCAGACGCCGTATCAGGATTCACTCTCGCTCGTCACCTCGGGCCCGGCTGACTCGCTGTCAATAAGCGCCAGCAGCGCAGGCACCGCCGCGCCTGACTACGCGGTGACGCTCTACTTTGGGTCTCCGATCGCGCGCAACAGCCTGCGCATCACCCGCGGCAGTGTGTCGCTCAAAGACAACGGGGGCGGCGACATCGTGCCGCTCACGCCGTTGGGCGCCACCGATGGCTATGCCGGGCTGGTCGACTACGAGGGCGGCTCGTTCACGCTCACGCGCACAAGCAGCTGGGCGGGCACGGTCTCCGCAACCGCCACCCCAGCCGGCGTGTTCGTCGCCCCGCCGTTCACGCGCGAGGTGAAAATCACGCTCGGCAATCGCGGCTACGTCTACACGTGGTCGTGCGTGCCACTGCCTGCGCCCGGTACCGCCGCGGTGAGCTATCGCGCGCTCGGCCGCTGGTACACGCTGCGCGACAACGGCGCGGGCCAGCTGATCGGCGCCAGCTCCGGCGAGGGCAGCGGGCAGGTCAACTACACGACCGGCAGCGTGGATGTAACCCTCGGCGCGTTGCCGGATGTCGACAGCTCGCTGCTGATGAGCTGGGGCACGCCGCGCACCGCGGATGCGCGCTACGGTGACGTAGCCATCACGGCGCCGATCATCCGGCACACGCTGAGCAACCCAGCCGAGCCGGGCACGCTGACGATCACCTGGCTGGCCGGCGGCGTCACGCGCACCGCCACCGCGGCAACGTCTGGCGTACTGTCGGGCGCGGTCAGTGCGGGCGCGGTCAGCAACGCCACGGGCGACGTCTGGTTTCGGCCCTCGCTGCTGCCCGACAGCAACACCACATTCACGTTTGAGTACGACCGCCTGACCGGCGAGGTCGGCTCGCCCACCGGCAGCGTCGCCAGTCAAACCGTGTCCGGCACCATCGCTGCCAGCGGCGCGATCAAGGCCGGATCGATCTCGTTGTCGATTCCGTACGAAAATCAGCAGGGCGGCACCGTCTTCGGCACCGGGCAACTGTTGGTGGTAGACAACGGCTCCGGCGGCTGGCGGCAGTTCTACTCGGGCGCCGCGCTGACCGGCACCATCAACTACAGCACCGGCGCCTTCTCGGTCACGTTTGGCGCCACGACAACCGAGCGCGTGCCGCAGTACACCTACAGCCAGGTCCAGGGCTACCCATGGGTGTGGCAGACGCTGACTGGATACACCAACGTCACGTCCGCGCTGGTGCCCGTAGCGGGCCCGATTGCCGCGCGCTGGACGCTGGACAGCGTGACCGGCGAGCCGCAGACCGACACCACAGACGGCCCTGCGCTGGTGATCGACCTGACGCCCACCATCCGTGACCAGATCGTGTCGGGCTCCGTGCGCGTGACGGTCGCCGGGCGCACCTACGTCGACCGCGGCGGCTCGCTCTACTACGGCATTTCGGCCACCACCGGCGCCGGCACCTACGGCGGCACCATTGCGCTGGCATCGGGCGAGATCGCGCTGACTGCTTACACCGGTGGCGGCGCGGCCAACGCGGCGACCATCAACAGCCTGTTGACGGTGCAAGGCGAGGCCGGCGTGAATGCGTTGTTCTTCCGCGTGCCGGCGCCGACATTGCAGCGCGCGAGCTTGGCCATCCGCGCCAACCGCATCGACACCGGGGCCTTGATCAGCGCAACGGCCGACGTGAATGGCGACATCGCCGGAACGTATATCGAGGGCACGGTAGACAGCGAGATGGGCATCGTGCGTGTGGTGTTCGGCGAGCTGGTCACTGCCGCCGGCAACGAAGGCGAGCCCTGGTATGTGGCCGGGGCCGTCAGTGGCGGGCAGATCCGCAAGCCGATCCTGGTTGACCCCAGCAGCATTCGCTACAACGTGGTAACGCTGAAATCCATCCCAGTCGATGCCGAAGTGATCGGGCTGGACCCCGTGCGCCTGCCCGTCGATGGCCGCGTGCCGTGGATTCGCCCCGGCAACGTGGCCGTGATCCACCACACCGCAGTGGCCAGCGTCGCCACGCCAGTAGCGGCAGCCGTCACCGACCTGGGGCGCACAAGCCTCACACACATCCGTGTGCGCGACAGTGACGGCGACCCGATCCTATCAACGTGGTACACGCTGGACCTGGACGCGGGAACGGTCACGTGGGCCGACCCGCTTGACTTGAGCGCCTACACACTGCCAGCGCTGATCGAGCACCGAATCGAGGACATGGTGCAAGTGTCCGACGCGCTGATCACTGGCGAGGTATCGCTCGCCCGGGCGCTCTCGCACGATTTCCCGCTTGGTAGCTATCTGTCGACCGCGCTGATTCCGATCCCGCAGGATATGTCGGCCGGCGTGTCTAACATCTTCGCGCAGACCACATGGACCGGCGTCTGGTCCGACGATCTGATCGGCGATGCGCCGGCCGCGAATTACAACGATCTGGCCTACCCGTTCGTCGTGCTCAACAACGGCGCGATGACCGGTCGCTACCGCATCACATTCACGGCGCCCACCGCATTCGCCTGTTTTCTTGAGGGCGTCGGCGGCATCGGTACCGGCAACACCACGGGCGATTTTGCGCCAACGAACCCACTGACCGGCGAGCCGTATTTCTCCATCCCGTCAGGTGGCTGGGGCAGCGGATGGGCCTCGGGGAACACGCTGCGATTCAACGTCCAGGGCGCCAGCTACCCGCTTTGGATCGCGCGCTGCACGCTCCCCGGCCCGATTGACGAGCCTAGCGACGCGGTGAAAATTGAACTCCGAGGGGACGCAGACTGATGACGCCAATCGTCTACCAATCCACCGACGCCAGCGCGCCGGTGCTGACCGGCCAGGCCGCGTCATTCAAGGGGCTGATCAAGGCGATCACCATCGGCACGGCCGGCGTTGCCTACGGCGCCAAGGCCTCGCTTGGCTGGACCTCGGTCTACGAGGACACCAATAAGCTGGTGATCCGCTCAGCCGACGCGGCAAGCCCCAAGCCGTACCTGCGCTTTGATGACACCGGCAGCGGCACCGGGGGCGCGCGGCAGTGTTTCGTCCGCGGCTATGCCGCGATGAGCAACATCGACACCGGCACCGGGCCGTTCCCGTCCGTCGCGCAGGCCGCATCGGGGATTGTTGTGCGTAAGTCGGCGACGGCGGATAGCACGGCGCGGGCGTGGATAATCGTCGCTGACGGGCGAGGCATCCATGTGTTCATTGATAACAGCCAGTCGGCCGGCAACTACGACCATTGGTATTTCGGAGACATTGTTTCGATAATGCCGAGCGATACCTATGGATCAATCGTCGGCGGGCGAACGATCGATGAAAGCGGCGCAAATGCCAACCAGCCTAACTACCTTTGCACATTGCGACCGCATATTGCAGAAGGATTGACTAATCGCGGATCGGCATGGCTTTTTGCGTCAATAGACGGCGCTACCCAATCTGTGGAGTGCTCGTCGGTCGGTCTGTACGCGTATGGAACCGCGTCATCCGCACAACTATCTGGAGCAATGTCGATGCCGTTAGCGGCGGGCATCGTCGCCGGCCGCACATTAGTGCAGGAACGTCAAACTCCATGGTATCCACGCGGGGCAATTCGCGGATTGTGGCACTCAATCAATTCCAACGCGTCGCGTCCCGCAACTGGGGACACGGTTGGCAACCTAGGCCAAGACGGCGCGCGAGCCGGGATTGTGGTGCGCATATTCGGGGCAAGCCAGGTTGGTACCACCGGCTGGGTCGTCGTCCAAACGACCGACTGGGATGCCTGACGTGACCACCTACACGGCAGTAGCGCTCGATCATGGAGCCAGCGAGGCGTCATACATCGCGCTTCCGTGGGCGTCTGGCATCGCGTACATTGCGGGCGAGCAAGACCCGGACGGTGATACTGGCGTGGGCTTGCTGACCGTCAATGCAGCGCCTGGAGCCCGCGAGATCGAGGTGCGCCACCGGCGTAGCCGTGTCGTTGTCGGCCGCACGTGGTCGGCACCCGATGGGACATACCGCATCGGCGGGCTCAATCCGGCGGAAGAGTTCGACGTGATCGCGCGCGATCACACCGGCGTGTATGAGGACTGCATCGTCGGGGCGCAGTTGCCGTACCTGCCGGCCTGACCCGTGGCCGGCCGCTACACATCGCTGCCGCTGGCGATCCCGCGCGCCACGCGCGCAACTGGGCGCTATGTGTCGCTGCCGCTTGGCCCGGCGGTATCCGTCCCGATATCCGTTTCGCCGACCACGCTGACAACCCCCGGATACGGTGTCGCCTACAGCGCCACCCTGAGCGCCAGCGGCGGCGCCACGCCGTACACCTGGGATCTGGCCAGCGGCGCACTTCCCACCGGCCTATCGCTGTCGTCTGGCGGCGTGATCACCGGCACTACCAGCACGCCGGGCATCTACGGGTTTACCGTTCGCGCGAGCGACGCCACGCCATCCGGACTGGGCGGCCCCTATGCCGGCGTGCGCGTCTACTCGCTCACAATCGTTGCGCCGCCGTGGCGTGGCCGGCAAGCCGAATACGGCATGCGCTGGACGCGGCAACTGGTCGCGCAACAGCCGATCGCCGCGAGCTGGAACCAGATCGCCCCGCACAGCGCACAGATCGCCGCCGGCTGGGCGCGCTCGGCAATCGTCGATCGTCTGCTGTCCGCGCGCTGGGCACAGACACCTGTTCGAGAATCCGCCGCCGCACTGTCCTGGGCGCAGCAATCCGCGATGCAGCAGACGCTCGCTGCAGAATGGTCGGACCGCATCGCGCTCGATGCCGAGTCGGCACTGCCGTGGGCTATGCACACGCCGGCCAGCGCGAGCATCGGCTCCCCATTCGCATCGCCCCCGCGCCAGTTTGCCGACTACGTAGCGCCGTGGTCGATGCACACGCCGGCCAGTGCCAGCATCGGAGCGCTGTTCAACTCCCCGCCCTACCACCATGCCGGCGTGCTGCTGCCGTGGGAGCAGGGCTATGCCGCGCCGTGGCGCATCCGTCCGCCCGATGACGACATCCCGCCGCCGCCTCCGCCGCCACCACAGAGCGGCCGTCACGTGTCCCTGCGCCTGGCTTGCCCGCGGCGCACCGGCGAGGCTCGCTATCTCTCGCTCCCCATCGGCCCGTGGCAGTGCTACGTCGGCCGGCTGAAACCCAAGGTGATCACCGTGCAGGATTCCGTCGTCATCGTCCGCGTCCCTGACAGCGCGCCCATTTCCGCCACGAGCGTCACCGTGCGCGCAGACCTGGCCAGCGCGCTGTGGTCCGTGCAATTGCGCATTGCCGATGCAGCCTCGCTCGATCTGCTGCGCCCAGGCGTCGATGGCAGTCCGCGCAAGATCCGCGTGACCATCAACGGGCATGCGTGGGTGTTTCTGGTCGAGCAGTTCGCCGAGCAAATGCGCTTCGGCGCGATGGAGCGCACCGCCGATGGACGATCCGCACCCGCAGTGCTGACCGGCGACTACGCCACCGCGCGCACCCGCACGCAGACATCGGCGCGCACCGCGCAGCAGCTGGCGGACGAAGAGCTTGACGGGACCGGCTATACCGTTGGCTGGCAAGGCCCCGACTGGCTGGTGCCGGGCGGCGTCTGGAGCTACGCCAACCTCGCGCCGATGGATGCGCTCAAATCCATCGCCGAGGCCTGCGGCTGCGTCCTGCAATCGCACCCGACCGACCCCGTGATCGCAGTGGTCCCAGCATTCCGCGCGCGGCCCTGGCTCTGGGCATCCACCGCGCCCGACGTTGATATCGTCGATGACTACGTTTTGCAGCGCACGATCGGTAGTGCCCAAGGCACTCGGCACAATGCTGTTGAGGTCCGCGGCGAACTGGTCGGCGGCATCCGCGGAGAAGTGAAAATCACGGGGAGCGCTGGCGACATCGCGCTGCCGCAGGTATCGCACCCGCTGATCACGGCCGTAGCCGCAGCCGAGGCCCGCGGCATCTACGAGCTGGCGAGCATTGGGCCCATCGGGCGAGTCGGCATCGAACTCCCGCTATTCGGCCCGACCACCGCGCCCGGCCTGGTCCTGCCGGGAATGCTCGCCCGCCTGTCCGGCGAGCTGATGACGCGCTCGCTGTCCGTGCAGATCGCCGCGACCTGGTCGGATGGCGCGGGGCTGTATGTCCGCCAATCGCTGGAACTGGAGCGACACTACGATGCGTAACCTATGGAGCCTGTTCAACGCCCTGCTACCCAGCCAGCGCCGAATCGTCGGCGCCGTCGTCGCGCACAACGCCGACGCATCCAGCACCATCCAAACAGCCGCCGGATTTTTCCGCGCGCGTGGGCAATCCGTGGCCATCGGCCAACAAGCGGAAATCGAGGGCGGCGCGGTCATGCGCCAGGCCGTAACGCTGCCGACGTATACGATCGACGTGTGATCACTGCTCGCTGATCGAATTAACCCGGCCCGCCGAGATCTCCAACATGATCGTCCGGTTGCCCTCGAAATACTCCCAGCGCTCGCCGACGCTTGCACCGTAACCGTTCTGCAACTGCACGACACGATCGGGCGCGCGGACCTTTTTTCTCACTTCGGCAGTAGACATGCCCTCGGTAACAATCTTGCCCGCGATCCTGGCGACGCCCTCAGCCATAGCCGACATCGACAGCAGTGCGGCCAGGACAAAAATCACGATACGCATAGGTTCATCCTCGTTGGTTGCGAAACGTTAAACCACATTCCTTGCGGCGTCTAGCAAGGGTTGCTGGGCGCCGGTTTTGTTGTCCACTATTCCGGCGCCTGTCCACTATTTCCAGCGCCGACCAGACCGATCAACCCGCGCTCGACAGCCTCGCGCATCGTCATCGACTCGCGCAGATGGGCCAGCGCGGCTGCTGCATCCGGCCCGATCCGCGTGTTGATCTGTGCGCCACCCTGCGCCCTTGTCGCTGCGCGGTGGCGAGCCGCGCGGGTGTTGCGGGTCTTGTCGGGTTTCATTTGGGCGACCTTGCGGCAATCACCAATTCAAGCTCCGCCACCCGAACGCGCAAAGTCTCGCGCCCGTAGATGAGTTGGCGAAGCGCCTCGGCGTGCCATGCCCATGGCGGCACTATTTCCACAGCGCCGAGTTCATTGGTGGCCTTGACCGCGTTGCTTTTCCCAATCTCGAATTTGTAGTTCATGCCGTCCCCTTGCGCATCGGCGATCCAGCAAGGCCGGCGATGCTCAAGTAGTCCATTACTGTTTTCGGCAAGTCACTGTCTGGCGCGGCCTTTTGCAGCGCGCGGGCTAAACGTCGAACCAGCATCGCCAATTCGTCCGCTGCGTCAAGTCCGGCGCGCGTGTCGCAAATGCGCCGCATTGCATCCGTGACGGCCTTTTCTGTGCCGTGCTCAGATTCGTAGTGGCCGCCGTCGCGATGGATGACGGCTAGCAGGTTGCCTAGTTGACTGGATAGCGCCGCAATGGTGTCTGCCTGTTTGCGGATCACGCCAGCCGCACGCTCGGCGGTATCGTCCGCGTTCTCCGGCCCACCGTCGCCGATTTCTTCAATCAGCAATTGGCCGGCCCTGCGCAGTCGCATTTTTAGCGTGGCAATGGTGCGATCCAGTGAAGACGTGCGATCAATCGCGTTGCGGCCAAGTTGCGCGAGTCCCTGCACTCCGGGGCTTTGTAGCGGGTCGATCTTTGCTGCCGCTTGCTTTTCAGCATCGCGGCGTGCGTCGTCTGTTGTGTACCAAGGCATTACACGTTCTCCCACTCGTTGATTTTGCTCATCAGGGCAGCAAGGCTGCGCGCAACCAACGTGCAGCCTGTTTCGTTGTGCGTGGCAACCCAGGCTGATGTTTGCTTGATGGTCCATTCCATGCGGTTGCTGACGTTCATTTTCGTTCCCCTGTTTGCGCTGCTGATGGGTGAACAATACGCTGTTAGTAGTAACGCGTCTATACCACTTGTCTGGTAGTTTTCCACCCCGGCGCCTTCATCCCGATCAGCTCAAGCTTGCTCGCCGGCATCCCGCGCGCGCCAGACAGCCACCCGTCAACCGTCCCGTGCGACCCGCCATGGCGCGGCGTTAGCCCGAGCATCCGGGCTACGTCGCCGCGCTTGAGGTCGTGCGCGACCATGATGGCGCGCAGCGTGGCGATCTTTTCGGCGTCTGTCATGCGGGCACCGCGGAATCCGGCCATAGCGCCATGCAATTTGCGTAGCCTGTGCCGCCGACTGTCCCAGCAGAATTAATCGCCTCTGCCGCAAATTTTGCCGCCAAGAGCGCCTCCCGAACGGCCAAGCATCGACCATCGTCAAACTCACAATCATCACTCGGGGCAAGGGCGGCTACGGCGACCGCGTGCGCTGCCGTATGCGCTGCGTTCAGTGCGGATTGCACCAATTGACCTCCTGCAAATTCTTGCTTGGTGGCAACGGCGCTATCGAGCGCCGCCCTCAAGTCCGCTCTTGCCGCAGTTCCGCAAAGGTATTTCTTTGCCACATCCAGAAGATGACTGTGGATCTCTCCCAGCATGAATTTTACCGACTCTGCCGCATGCATTGCTGCGTCTATCGTTGTCATTTCCTCATCCTCTCATCGGCCATCCGGCCCCGTATCAGCCGCCCCGTGGAGCGGCTGAGGCTGGGTCAGTTGTCAGTTCAGTTTAAGCTGCGCGTTGAACGGCTCGCTGCCTTCAAGGTCATCCCAATCCGCTGGCTCTACCTCGGCCGCAATTGAGTTGCCAATACCAGCGCGATGCGTCGAAATGGAACTGCCGGTTGCAGTAATGATGTAGAGATCACCGTCGCATTGCAGATATTCGCCAACAGCCGGAAACCCATTTCCAGCCTCGTAGATGGTTGCTTCCATGTTGCGTTCTCCCAAGCGCCCATGGGGCGCTGTTTGTTAGTGAATGCCGTAGATCGTCTCGCCAACGGCTACCTAAATATGCTTTCCGCGACAGTTGAGCGCGAAGTCAATCGCTGCCTTGCGGCATTCCAAAATCAAAGAACGCGCCGCTTGCTTCTGAGTGGCGCGAAACTGCGAGTTGCCATGTCTGCAGGAGTGTTATGTGCCGCGTGGAAAATCGCTTTCCACCCAGTTCCCGCTGCTGCAATTTCACCGTCAAGCCATTATCGACGGCGCGAAGTTCGTAGTTTCCAAGTGATCCGCTTGCAATTGTCTTTGCCATTTCGTCCATCCTCACTCGGCCATCCGGCCCCGTATCAGCCGCCCCGTGGAGCGGCTGAAGCTGGGTCACTTGGCCTTTGCGCGGATGTTGGCAATCTGGCGCGGCGTAAGGCTGTGGCAAGTCGTGTAGCTGCCAGCAACGCTATCCCAGACACGGACGGTGCCATCGGACTCGACGATGGCGCGGTAGCCCTGATTCACTGCGTCGGAGTTGAAGGCGCGGCCTGACTTGCTGGTGTACTTGCGGTTCATTTCGTTCCCCTCTCTGGCAGTCGTTGCGCTGCCGATGGGTGAACTATACTCGCATTGCGTGTATGTGCAACTACCATTCGTCGGCTACTTTTGCGGAGTGACGCGCTTGGGTTTTGCCCTGTAGTGCCGCTGAGTCACAGCCGATCCGCTGTGGTCTAGCAGCTCCGTAGCATGCGCAAGCGTAGTGTCCGAGCCCGCCTTGCGTCGCCAGTCTCGCCTACACGCTCAGATCGGCCCTCGATCTCGGCCCACGCGCGCAGTGCTTGGCCGTAGTCGCTGACTGGCGCGAGTCGCGTCCATTTCTGCCGGCCGGCGATGGTTGCGACGTGGTAGTAGGCGCCGTGGCGAGGCTGCATGCGCGGCGGCAAATGACAGAGTTTGGAGCGGCGGCGTCCCATGTCATGCGCGATTTGTTTGACCGGGCCTGGTGACCGCTTTGTAGTCTTTGTGAATCATCCCGCTTTCCTTCGCCCCCACTGCGCACGGCTGCACCCACGTCCACAGTCCTGGCTTGTACTCGCGTGGGTGTCCGCGACGAAGATGGACGCGCGGCGATGCGTGCGAGCCGCCGAGCGCCACAGAATCGCGGCGCTCTTTCGGGATGCTGATTGAGAGCGTCCATGTTGAGAAAAGTGGTTGCTTGCCGCGCCTGATCCGCGCTTTGTTCAGGGCTGCTGACGGTCGCTCTTCGATCTTTCTAACGTTTGTGCAATTGAGTGCACTGAGGAATCTACAAACTATGCCGCCAATGGCTCTATAAGTATCTGCGGCAGCTTCGGTTGTCAGGTACTTAACATTATCCGACGATGCATCTATAACCATAATATCAAGCATAGACCAAGATGATCCGCCGCCTTTCAAAAATGGCAGAACGTTGAACACGCCATCCTTTGATGTTGCCTCGCACATTGCGCCAGCAATCGTGCCTCTAGCATTAAACTCGATCCAGCAGACGTCGTAAGGGAGCTTTATTAGCGAGACGATCGCTCCTATTGCGCCGATGTCCTCCGCATCGCCGCCGTTAAAGCACACGGCATTTGCCGATAGCCTGAATAATTCAGATACAAACTTCAATTCCGATTCCTTTGGAATTGTCTCCTGTATCGTCATGGTTCTTTCTTTTGCTGAATCTATAACTTGGTGTAAGTGATTCACTCAATGCCTCGCCGCATCAGGGCAAATTGAAAGGTCTACGCTGTGCCACTTCTCTCCGAGCAGGGCATACAGCATGCTGAGCTTGCCGCCAGACAGAATGACGATTTTGTTTACGTCCGGCATCAGGAACTTGGCGACTTTGATAGCGCCAGTCATGTCGCAGTAGCAGTCGACAGGAAGGCGCAGCAGCAGTTCGCGCGGCTCGTCGACTTGCCAAGATTCAAACTGGCACTGTAAATCCTCACTCCAAGCCCGTCCGCTCATGCAGCCCTCCGCAGGCGATCCCAACGGGGCTCGACAGTCTGCGCCGGGCGCGGCTCGGTTGTCAGCACGGATGCGCGCTCGACGAGCGGGCGACCCTGAGCGTTGAGCCTGAACGGCACGCTTAGCTCGGAAAGCTTGCGCGCCTGGGCGCCGTGCCTGACGCGCCCGGTCAACTCGGCAACCTCGCTGGCGGATAGCCACGGGCTCACAGCAAGTCACCCGCCAGCATCGCCACTCTCCACATTGCCCTCTGCCAGCCTGCGCAATCCGTTGTCCGCATCAAAGCAGCCTTCGCCGAGTTGCCAGACTTCGCGGGCGATGCTGTCGTGCTCCGGGCCGCCTTTCAGTCGCCACACGGCATCCGAGCACTCGCGCAACTGCCGGCCAAGGCTGCGCAGGCGCGATCCGATTTCATGCGCGGTTTCGGTGTCGCTCATGGAGATTCCCCAAATGCGGAATTGAGCGCAGAAATCGCCATGTCCATAGCGCATCGTCTGGGCGTGCGTTCCGATCACGTCGCACTCGATCAGGGTGGAACCCTGCTCGCGCGATATCGTCGTATCTTGAATGCGCCAGTAGGTCGATTCATTTTCGCAGTACAGTTCTGAGCCAAACTCCCAATCGCCGAGTAGTGCAAGTTCCTCGTCATACTCAGCGACGGCCAAGCGAATTTCGTATTCAGTCATCGATCAATCCTCATCCTGAATAGCAACCAGCTTCATGCACTCTTGCGCTCCGCAGGCGGCGCCATGCCGACGTTGTGCTGCGCAAATCTCTTTCCACGTTTTGCAGACTTGCACGCTGTCCGCGATAGCAACTGCGCGGGACATGGCCCATGCGGACTCGAAAGCTTCCCGAACGGCTTCCGCCGCCGATTCGATCGGCTGCTGATATCGTTGCGCGAATGCATAGTGTGACTCCGGCATGCCCTGACTCACTCCCCACCCCCATTCGCGCGGGCTGCGTCGATTGCTGCGTCAAGTTGCTCGCCGCTGTACGCCAGGAACCCAAGTTTCACGCTACGGCCGCGCGTCACAGTAAAGTCATCCTCATTCGACCAGTGCATGCCGCGCAGTTTGCGCCACCGCTCCGCATCAACGCGCAACCCCGAAACCTCCGCCTCAAGCTCCGCGATTCGCGCATCGTCCGTCTCCCGATAAATCCGCAACTCCTCGCGCCACTGCGCGTCGAGTCTTTCGATATTGCGCTCAAGCTCCGCGGTTCGCGCGTCGGCGCGTCCGAGTGCATCGAACACTCGCCACGGCAGAAGCTGCGATCCCGGTAGCCCTTTGATCTCATCCCGATAGCTCACGATTGCCCCTCCGATTTCGGCCACATGACAGCGCGCACTGCTCTGAACATCGCGCGGCCAGAGTTGTTTTCTGACGTGTAGTCGATTAGCCTTTTCCACTCCCGGTCAATCCGCTCGCACTCCTCCGGCGTAGGCTCGCGAATCTCGACAAGCCCCAGCGCCGGGCCGAGTTCTGCGCGGACTACATTTATCATCGCATGCCCGTACTTTGCGTCCTGACCTTCATTCAATCGCCAGCGTGCGTCGATCCACGCATTGAATACCTTGCGCGCCACTTCATCCGTAATCACCGCCTCGCGAATCTCGGCGACTGGCGCGGGTGTTTGCGCCGCCCGCTCCAGTTCGGCGAGTGCGGCGAGGGCGCTTTCCACCAATTCATCCCGCCGCATTTCTTCGGCGTATGGCATGCGGTCATCGTGGATGCTTGCGGCAAGATCAAGCGCCGCGCGGATTTTCTCGTATGCGCTCATATCAATCCTTCGCCGGTCTGGCAATCAATTCGGCTCCGTTAATCTGCGGAATGTCGTATCTGCTGTATTTCAATACATGGAAATCGCTACTGGGGGAAATGCAAACAGTCGCCACAGTCGGCGCCGCCTCAATCGCCGCCAGCCTTGCGCGCAACTGGTCGCGATCAGCCTCAAACTGCGCGGCCTCTGCATTTACCTTTATCAGCGAATCGTTCAACTCGCTGCAGTATCTGCTAGTGGTCTCCATATCGCGCCGCAGTTCTGCATTGATCTGCGAAATGTGCTGCAATCTCGCTTGCTCGAATTTAACGGTAGCGCTCAGGCTGTCGCGCTCAGCAGTAACTGCCGCGATGTCTGCCAGCAGTTGGCGGATGGCGCCGACAATCATCGAGTCGGCAGACTGCGCGCAAAGTTCGTGCGTCGATCCAAGGCGCTCGATTTGCAGATAGTCGCGTTCGCTTATGCGGTATTCTGTTATTTCGTAGCGATTGTTCATGCGGCGCGCTCCAATTGTTCAATGGCCAGCAGCTCGCCCACGTTGGCGCCGCCGAACAACGAGCCCTGCGACGACATCGCCTGCATATTCCGCACGGCCTGCTGGTAGTAACTGGCCTTCAGCTCAACGCCAAGCGCACGCCGACCCATCTCGACAGCCACGTAAAGCTCCGAGCCGATGCCGGCGAACGGCGTGAGCACCGTGTCGCCTGGATTCGTCCATAGATCGACACCGCGCCGGATTACCTCCAGTTGCAGCGGGCAGATGTGGCGCTCGTCGTCATGCTCGCGCGCTGACCGAAACTGCAGCGTGTCGTTTGGGTTGATGTCGGTCCAGATCGGCGAGGCGATCTTCTGCCAGTGGTCGACCGGGAAGATTTTGCACTTCTCGACGTTGAAATCGAGACCGCGCTCCGCGCACACCTCGCGGCATTCCTGCTCGTCTCGGTAGTGCGTCACGCGGTCCGGGCACTCTCCCGGCGCGCGCATCGTGATCAGGTAATCGGGAATCCCCTGGCGGCTCATGCTGGCGTTGCCGCGCACGGTCTTGTGCAGCAACCCGAGCGCCTTGGTGCGCTGCATCGCCGTTACCGGGTCCTTCCATATCACGACCTCGGATGCGTGGATAAACCCGCCGGCTTGGAACGCGCGGATGAGATCGCCGCGAAAGTCTTTCAGTCCGATGTAGCCGTCGCGCTCTTTGCTTGTCGGCAGCAACATGCAGTGGAAGCTGAGCACGCGGCCCGGCTTCATGACGCGGCGCAGCTCGGTGACCAAGTGCGCGAAGTGCTCGAAGAACTCCGCGTCGTTGCGCACGTTGCCCATGTCGCGCGGCGAGTTCGAGTAGGTGTAGAGCGACGCAAACGGCGGCGAGAAGATCGAGTAGTCGACGCTCCCGTCTGGAATCCCGCGCAGCACGTCCACGCAGTCGCCGTTGTAGAGCGCCCATTTGTCGGTGATGGTTTGATCGATGCAGTTCATGCAGCCTCCGATTTGAGCCACGCCGGAACCGCGATGCGGCGCCCTGCGCTGTAGTTGTTGGTTGCGCGTTTCAGTCCGACGACTTCGGCCATGACTGCATCGCGCGTTTCTGCTGACAGTTGCTCCGCCATCTCCATTGCGGCGGCTTCTTTGCGCCGGATGTTGGCGACTACCGCGCCCTCTGCTTTCGATGCGAAAACATGGACGTCTACGGGGCGCTTCTGGCCGAATCTCCACTCTCGCCGAATCGCCTGATAGACCGTTTCATAGCTGTCGGTTACGCCTACGAATGCCATGCGCGCCGAGTGCTGCCAGTTGAGGCCCCATCCGCAGATCGAAGGCTTCGAGACCAGCACCCGAGCGCGGCCATGCGCGAAGTCCATGAGCCTCGATTCTTTGGTGTCGATGTCATCGGAACCGGCGACTTGGATTGCTCCGTCGATGGCGGCCGTCAGTGCGTCGCCCTCTGCATTCAAGTCGCACCAGACAACCCACGGCTCATTCGGCTCTGCGTTGACCCTGGCGGCGCACGCCTGGACGCGCAGGTCCATGGACAGCTTCCGCGCCTTGCGGCGGTCGCTCATCGTCTGCGCATCGGTCGCGAACAGTTGGCCCTCTGCGACCATCTCGAAGTTGACGACGTGCTCGTGCATGTTGAGCGGCGGCAGGATGTACCCGTCGTCGGAGAACCCGAGATCAGACGGGCGCCGGACCATCGCACCCCACGTTGCTACCCACTTCCAGAACAGCGAGCGCGCGTGACCCTTGAGTCGCCAAACCTGCGTCTCGGCGCCATCGTGGCAAAAGAACTCGGCGAGCATTTCGGCGCGCGTACAGATACCCAGGAACTCGGCGTGTGTGCCAAGCTCCGTCCAGTCGTTCGGAGCTGGCGTGGCCGATGCCGGGAGCTTGTATGGCGTCTCCCGGTAGGCTTCAGTCAGGTCCGTAAACGTGCGCGTGTTGTGGTGCTTGATGCAGCCGGATTCGTCCAGGGCTACACCGCCGAACACCTTCGGATCGAACAAATGCAGGCGGTCATAGTTCGTAATGTTGATGCCGTCGATAAGGTCATCGGCGCTTCGGCAGACCTTGGCATTGATGCCCATCAGTGCAGCTTCTGCGGCAAGCTGGGGCGCGACAGCAAGCGGCGTGTGGATCATCACCGGCATGCGAGTGTGCTTGTGCACAACGTCTGCCCACGCCAGTTCCATCCGCATCTTGCCGAGTCCGGTATCTGCGAAGATGGCTGCCGACCCCCTGCGAAGCGCCCAATTCGTGAGTGCGCGCTGATGATCGAAAAGCGAGCCATCCGCGCGGATCTCGCCAGCAATGCCGGTGCGCGGAACTACCGACAGCTTGCGGCGCAGGAACTGGCTATAGGAGTCGTCATCACTCATAGCTCAGCCCTCGACCGCAGTGGCGGGGCAGGAGTCGGCAACCGGCTTGCTCGTGTCCGCCGGGTTCACGTCGCCACCCGTCAACTCCAACGCCTGCTGCTGCGCCGGCTTGTCCTTCGGCCGCTTCCTCAGCCAATCTGGCGTGCGCTGAATCGCATCGTGCTGCATCGGCATGATCACGATCAGGATCTCGGGCAGCTCTGGCAGGCGAACGGTCGTAGCCTTGTTCGGGCCGGACAGGTGGAACATCGCGCCCTTCGCCGATCCCTTTTTCCACGGCGCCTTGCCGATGGACACAATCAGATCCTGACTCAGCGTGCCGACCTGCGACTCACCCTCGACGACCGGCACAACAGAACGCCAGTCGGGGTAATGCGCCTCGATCAGCGGAGCCGGGGCGCGCAGGATGAATTGCTCTTCTTCGTCTTGCAGGTCGCAGCACCGGCCGTCGAAGTCAGCAAGCACGGCGCCCTTGGCCTGCGTGATCAGCAGCTGCACCGGGTTGACCAGCATCGGCGCGTCAACCTCGGCTGTCTCGTCGTGGATCGCCAGCAGCCGGTGTCCGTCAGTGGCGACGAGGTACGCGCCGGAAACCTCGTGCGGCTCGATGTAGATGCCCTCTAGATACCAGCGCACGTCATCCTTTGCGCGAAACTCGCCGAGCAATGGAAGGTAGCGCGCGCCGATGATTGCGCGCGATCCCTGGACAGGTGGCGGGCGCCTCTCGGTGTCTTTGGTCGGCGCCACTTCGGCCTGATCGGTGACGGCTTCAGCGGTTTCGGTATCAGTGTTCACGTCAATTCCTTTGGGTCAAATTCGTGTTCAGGTCAAATCGATGGTGCGTTTGTCGCGATTGGTGCGAAATTACGGTGTTATTTGTTGTCGTCAGGCTGCGTCGGCGCCGCTTCTTTGATCAGTTGCACGCGGCCGGCATAGCGGGTTTCAAACTGTCCGTTGTCGAGTTCGATCAGCGCCATGGTGTTGGTCTCCGATCCGTCTCCCTCGGTGCCAAATCCGATCAGCGTCCCTTCGCCGTCCGGCCTGATTTCGTAAGTTGATCCGCCGTCCGGTCGATAAACCCGCTCGTGCTTTGTGAGCGCTACGCGGGGCCTTCCTGGGCACTCGATCACTGGTGTCTCTCCTTTGTGCTACGCCGCAGCCGCCGTCGACGCTTCCGCGCGAGGCTTCCACTTGCTGTCTTTGATCTCTTTGAAGTGCAATTGATCGGCCTTGCTCAGGCCGGTCCAAAACGCCACCAGGGCAGTCACGCCCATATCTGCAGCGTCGTAGCCGTTGGCCTCAACCTTGGCCAACCGATCGCGCTCCGCTTCCGTCATGGCCGGCGCTGGCGCTTTGCCTCTAGCCCACTCGGCAAGGCTCTGGCCGATCCCCTCGTCGAGTTGCCGGCCGTCTTTCATCGTGGCGATGAACTGGCGCGGCAGCTTCATCATTGCCCGCTCGCCTGGGTACTCGCTCTGCCACACCGGAACGCCAGCCGATCCCGGTAGCAGCAGGGCGTTCATCGTCATCTCGAACACGAATTCCTCGCCTGCAATCGGCATGTAGCCCTGTTCGACGAGAGCCTTCCGCCCGGTTTCGTCCTTGCCCGGCTTGGTCTTTTCCTTGGCGCGAAAGCAGAAGATGAAGTTCGCGTTGACCTGCAAAATCCCGTTGATCATCTGCCGGCGCTCGGCCTTCGGTTTCGCCCATGCCGGGAAGTTGTGGCGCTCGCCACCGCCGAGCCGCTGCACTTCCTTATCGTGCATCTCCAGCATGCCACCTGGGCCTTCGTGCTCGTGGCTCATGGAATCGACCACGATGGTTCGGGCGCCGGCGTCGTACGCCGCCTTGATTGCCTCCAGGTAGCGCAGCGGGCCGAATGGCGCGTCGAACTGCATGTGCATGAACTTGAAATCCTCCGCGTAGTGCAGGGCCCGGCGTGACTCCGTGTCGATCACGCAGATATCGCCGCCGGTTACGCGTTGGATGCCGGCCGCGAGGCGCAGCGCGCTGAACGTCTTGCCGCTGCCAGATGGGCCCATCAGCCCGACCATCACTGGGACTTGCTCGCGGACTGCGGGCTTGACTACGAAGGCGCTCACGCCGCCACCTTGAGCGCTTCCGGCTCAGCATGGCGACTCAGTGCCGCGCCCAACTTCGCCGTGGTGATGTGGAGCGGCGCCAGATCGGTCAGCAGAGCGAGCGCCTCAGTAGCAGCGTCGTACAGGGTGGCGCTGCCGATCTCACGTTGGCGCGCAATGCGTTCCTGTTCGGCCTTGGCCTGCTCCAGTTGCTCGCGCTCGCGTTGGATGCGTGCAGCTTCGATGCGTTGGCGCTCTGCAGCCTCTGCGGCGATACGCTCGCGCTCGGCGCGCTCGGCGGCCTCCTTGGCTTCGCGATCCTTGCGTTCCGCAGCCTCGGCAGCCAGTCGCTCAGCGCGGGCCTGTTCTTCCGCCGCACGCTGCATGCGTAGTTCTTCGGCTTGCTTCGCGCGCTCGGCGGCGGCTGCGGCTTCCTGCTGGGCGCGCTCGGCAGCCAGGCGCTCGCGTTCCTCGGAGTCGCGTTTTTCCTGCTCAGCGCGCAGGCGCGCCAGTTCGGCACGCTCCTCAGCGATGCGGCGATCTTCGAGTTCCTTGGCAATCCTGAACTCTTCGCGGCGCTGCTCCTCGGCTACCGCGGCGGCGTGTGCTGCGGTCAGACGCTCAACCGCATCTTGCTGGGCGCGCTTGGCCTCGATCTCGAACTCTTGCGCATCGATGCCGAGCGGCGCTTTGGCGCGCTCGATCAGTTCGGCAATTTGCGCAGACGTGGAGCCAACCGCCTGCAGCGGCAGTCCGCGCACAGCGTCGATCGCCAGCCGGATGTTCAGCACTCGCAGCCGTTCTGCCTCAGCCTTCGCTGCCTTCTCGCGAGCAATGGCCGCATCCCATTCGTCTTGCAGAGCCTGCAAGCGCGTTTCCTCAGGACTGATCACATCGATCAGCTCGCGCTCATGGGCGATCACCGCCTTGCTGAACGCCTGCGCATCCTCGCGGGCAGCCTTGCCGCGCTTCTCGATATCCACGCGGGTGTTCTTGAGCTTCACGCGGGCGGCGTGGGTTTCCTGATAGCCAGCCGCGTTCGTGATCTCCACGATGCGCGCAGATTCGGCGGCCAACTTGATCAGCTCGGCCTTGGTTTCGTTGAACGCGAGCACGTTGGCGGCTCGCTGGGTTACGGTCAGTTCGGTGCTCACGCTGCTTTACTCCAGTTGCTGAGGGCGCCAGCAATCAGCGGATCGCCCGCCTCCCGGTCAGCCCATTGGGTTTCCATGAATTTCGGTGGCTCCAGGCGCAGCACTTCTGTGCTGTAGCCGGGCCAGATTCCGGTTGTCGTGCATCGCTGCCAGATCGACAGGCCGGCGATTACCTTTTGCTCGCCCGTGGTCTGCATCTCGCCACTCGGCGTGAACGCGGCGCACAGGTGCGGCGAGTCCGATTCGACGAACAGGAACCGAAAGCGGACGCGGTCGGCGGGGCCGAGTAGCGACTCCAGGCCGCGGCAGTAGAAAGCCGCCTGCACGTCGTAGCCGTTGCTGACCAAGTGCCGCGCGATGGTCACCGGGTCCAGTGCCATCTGCGTGGTCTTGAGGTCGTAGATCGTCCACCAGCCGTCGGCGTCGATCGCGGTCGGGCACAGGTCCATCATCGACCGGCACCACGTTTCGCCCTCTCGCCAGATGGCCACGATCTCGGGGCGACCGGACACCAGGGCATCGCCCACCAGCGGCAACTGGTTCAGTTCGCGCTGAGCGCTGGCTGCCATGTTGCGGGCGCGTTCGTACTGGTCGCGAATGATCGGCGTCAGGCCCTGCGCTGCCACTGCATCGCGCGCCTCCTGGGCAGCCTTGGTCCGGTAGTTGTCGGCATCGATCACGATGAAGTCGCGGCCGGCGCCGAGGATCAGGGCGTGCGCAACGGTGCCGAGCGTCATCGCTGGCGAACCGCTCTCGTCACGCTGACCGCCAAGCCGCGGGTGTTCGCAGTAGGCATGCCGCGGCGTGCGTTCGAGCATCTTGCGTATCGCGCCGGATGAGAGCGACGGGACCGGGCATGGATCAGCGTGGTATTGCGCCGCCGTCATGCGGTACAGGCCCGGCTCTGTGACTCTGCCGCCTGCTGGAATGTCTCGAATCTCGATCATTGGTGAACCTCAGTTCTGTTTTGAGTTCGCGCCAAACACCCGCCACAACCGCGCCGCCATCTTTTGCGGGTACACGTACCGATCTGGCCCATGCACGCGCACCTTGCTGATCGGCTCCAGCCAACCCATTGCAATCGCATCCCGGCGAGCCTGGGCGACGGCTGCGTCTACGTCGGCTGCCTCGCGGGTGGTGGTGACTGACGGCGCGCGCTTGAAATGGATCTCTACGGTGATGGCGGGCATCACGCGCAATCCTTCGTAGGCCCATACACATCGGCCAGGTGATCGGCCCTAATCGTCGCGCTGCGTGCCGCACTGGCGCCGCTCGATCCATTGCGCAACCTGGACACCGCGAGCTGTGCCGCGTCGCGTTCAATGTGCGAGCCGTAGCCTTTGTTGCGGCAGTAGGTGCACACGGCGGAAACAACCGCCTCGATCCGCGTCGGCTTGCGCATCGGCGCAATGTTCGGTGCCGCGTCCATCGCGTGCTGCTGGCCAAGCTCTGCGGCTGCGCGGAGGGCTGCGGATCGCTGAAACCACTGAGCCATGCGCTCGACTGGCGACAACTGCAGAGTGCTGCGGGTTGTGACTGCTGCGAATGTGATGCTCATGGCGACACCTCAACGAACTCGCCGTCGCAACTGAGCGCATACCGCGTGTCTGGCTTGATGCCGTTCTCGCCAACGTAGGCGATATACACGCGTCGCCGCCCCGCGGCTTTGTCAAAGCGCGTGAGCACAAGCACGCCATTCGTTCCTGCTTTAGCGGATCCACAGTCGCCAATGGCGACTGCCACAGCGTGATCGCCAGTGGCCGCTGCGTGGCCGGAGTAGCCAGTGGCCGCTGCGTGGCCGGAGTAGCCAGTGGCCGCTGCGTGGCCGGAGTAGCCGGTGGCCGCTGCGTGGCCGTAGTTGCCAGTGGTCGCTGCGTGGCCGTAGTTGCCAGTGGCCGCTGCGTGGCCGTATTCGCCGGTGGCCGCTGCGTGGCCGTATTCGCCGGTGGCCGCAGCGTGGCCGTAGTTGCCGGTGGCCGCAGCGTGGCCGTAGTCGCCGGTGGCCGCAGCGTGGCCGTAGCTGCCGGTGGCCGCAGCGTGGCCGGAGTCGCCGGTGGCCGCAGCGTGGCCGGAGTAGCCGGTAGCCGCAGCGTGGCCGTAGTTGCCGGTGGCCGCAGCGTGGCCGGAGTAGCCGGTAGCCGCAGCGTGGCCGTAGTTGCCGGTGGCCGCAGCGTGGCCGGAGT